CGAAGACGCCGAGATCGAGGACATGGTATGAACGCCCGGCACCTGTTCAATGAGACGATCGAGTCGCTGGTCGTGGACGCGGCCAAGAGCGCGCGCCCGCCTGAGCGCCTGACCGTGGCCGAGGCTGCCGAGCGATACCGCAAGCTGAACAACCCCGGCGCTTACGTCGGGCCGCTGAAGAACGACATCACGCCATACCTGATCGAGCCGATGAACACCCTGCAATCTCGGGACTTCACGGGCATGGTTTTCAGTGGCCCGGCTCAGGCCGGGAAAACTGAGATGTTCTTGAATTGGCAGACTTATTCCGTCATGTGCGACCCCGCCGACATGATGCTCGTGCAGACCTCGCAGACCACGGCGCGCGACTTCTCGATGCGCCGGGTGGACCGGATGCACCGGCACAGCCCAGAAGTCGGCGCGATGCTGGCCCCGTCCAAGAGTGCCGACAACACCTTCGACAAGCACTACAAGTCGGGGATGATGCTCACCCTGTCGTGGCCGACGATCAACGAACTGTCCGGCAAGCCGATCCCCCGCCTGCTGCTGACCGACTACGACCGGATGCCGGAAGACGTGGACGGCGAGGGCAACCCCTTCGACCTCGCCCGAAAGCGCGCGACCTCCTTCCGCAGTCACGGCATGTGCGCGGCTGAGTCCTCGCCCGGCTACGCCGTCGAGAACCCGAAATGGGTCCGCGCCACGAAGCATGAAGCCCCGCCCACCCGTGGCGTCCTCGCGCTCTACAACCGGGGCGACCGGCGGCGCTGGTACTGGGATTGTGTTGAGTGCCACGGCAAGTTTGAGCCGGACTTCAGCCTGCTAGTCTGGCCCAAAACCGACGACATGATGGCGGCTGCCGAGATGGCGACGCTGCGCTGCCCGCATTGCGGGATCGACTACCACCACGACCCGATGGACGGGATGCCCGGCAAGCACGAGATGAACCGGAACGGGCGCTGGATTCAGGACGGCATGACATGGGCGAAGGACGGCTCGATCACCGGGACGCCGATGCGCTCCTCGATCGCCTCGTTCTGGTTGAAGGGCGTCGCCGCCGCGTTCTCCGACTGGAAGACGCTCGTGTTCAATTACCTGTCGGCGATTAAGGACTACGAGAACACCGGCTCTGAGGAGACGCTGAAGACGACCGTGAACACCGATCAGGGTGACGCCTACACGCCCAAGAGCCTCGCCAGCGACCGGGTGCCCGAGGCGATCAAGGCCCGCGCCCGCGATCTCGGCTTCCGCGAAGTCCCGGCGGCGGTGCGCTTCCTGATCGCGACGATTGACGTGCAGAAGAACCGCTTCGTGGTTCAGGTACAGGGCGTCGCGCTGAACGGCGACATCTACGTGATCGACCGCTTCGAGATCAAGAAGTCCAAGCGGAAGGACGACGACGGCGAGCGCCTGTGGGTGAACCCCGGCGCGTACCCCGAGGACTGGAAGCTGCTGGCCGACGAGGTGCTGGCGAAGGCTTACCCGCTGTCGGACGGCTCGGGCCGCATGATGGGCGTGAAGCAGGTGATTTGCGACTCCGGTGGCCGCGAGGGCGTGACCGCGAACGCATACAACTTCGTGCGGTGGCTGCGCTATGGCCCCGAGGACGAAGAATCCCAGACCAACCGGGACGAGGGAACCTATGAATGGGACCCAGGCATGGCCGGGCGCTTCATGTTGCTGAAGGGTGCCTCGCAGAAGGAAGCGCCGCGCGTCGCGATCAGCTACCCGGACTCGCAGCGGAAGGACCGGAACGCCGGGGCGCGGGGCGAAATCCCCGTGCTGTTCATCAACCCGAACACCGTGAAGGACATGGTGGACAAGAAACTCGACCGTCTCGATCCCGGCGGTCGGTTCTGCTTCCCGAAGTGGCTGAACGATAACTTCTACATCGAACTGACCGTCGAGGTGAAGGACCCCGTGAAGGGCTGGCTGAACCCCCGGAACTACCGAAACGAAAGCTGGGACTTGCTGGTCTATTGTGTCGCCGCTACGTTGACGCCTGCGATCGGTCTGGAATACATGGACCCGTCCAACCCGCCGTCTTGGGCCGAGGAGTGGGACCAGAACGATTTGGTCTTCGATCCGTCGGTGCAGGAAAAAGCGTTCGACGCTGAACCGAAACCGGGGCATAGTCTGTCCAAACTGGCGAGTAATCTGGCATGACCCTGACCGATGAACAGCGCGTAATCCTCGAAGCCCGGCTCACCGAAGCCGAGGATGCCCTGCATCAACTGGCGATCGGGAACAAGGCGCGGGTCTTCGTTGACCAGAACGGCGAGCGTGTCGAGTTCGCCATGACGAGCATGGACCGCCTGCGCGGCTATGTGATGAACCTGAAGGTCCAACTCGGGAAGCCCACGGGCATCTCTGGACCGATGACCCCGTGGATGCTCTGAATGGCTAAAGACCTCACGCAAGACGAACAGCGCGAAATCGACGCCCTCGTGGGGTCTGGCGTTTCGGACCCGGCGGCGTTCGGCGGGGCCTATGACGGCGCGGCGCGGTTCGACAATCAGATTGCCGGGTGGAACCCGCCCGTGCAGTCTGCCGACCTCGACCTGCTGCCCGAGAAGGACACGCTCGATGGCCGGACCCGCGACGTGGGCCGGAACGACGCCTATGTGCAGAACGGCTTTGAGTTGCACAAGGACTCGATCGTCGGCTCCTCCTACCTGCTGAACTCGAAACCGATCTGGTCGGTGCTCGGCAAGACCGAGGCGTGGGCCGAAAATTTCCAGAAGGAGGTCGAGGAGAAGTTCACACTCTGGGCCGAAAGCCCGATGAATTGGGTGGACGCTTCCGAACAGAACGACTTCACGGCGATGATCCGGCTCGCGGTCGGCGTCAACACCATGGGCGGCGAGGTTCTGGCGACGGTCGAATGGCTTCGCGGCGGCGGGCGTGAGTTCGGCACCGCGATTCAGATGATCGACGCCGACCGCCTGTCCACGCCCTACGAGTTGCTGAACGACCGGAACGTCCGTAAGGGCATCCGGTTCGATCGCTTCGGTCGCCGCCGCAGCGCCTATATCCGGGTCGATCACCCGATGGATTACGGCATGGCGTGGCGCGGCGAGAACTTCTGGAAGGAGGTGCCCTTCCGAAAGCCGTGGGGTCGCCAACAGGTGATCTTCCTGCACGAGCAGAACCGGGTCGGCCAGACGCGCGCTGTCAGCAGCATCGTCGCCGGTCTGAAGGAGATCGCGATCACCCGGAAGTTCCGCGACGTGACGCTTCAGAACGCCGTGGTCAACGCGATGTACGCGGCCTCGATCGAGTCCGAATTGCCGTCGCAGGCGGTGTACGAACAGCTTGGCGCGGGGCGCGGCAGCGCGGCGGGCGGTGTCGTGGACTTCGCGACGCAATACCTCGGCGCGATCAGCCAGTATGTCGGCTCGGCCAAGAACCTGATGATCGACGGTGTGAAGGTGCCCCACCTGTTCCCCGGCACGAAGCTGCAAATGCGGCCTGCCGGGACGCCGGGCGGCGTCGGTCAGGACTTCGAGAAGTCGCTGCTGCGCTACATCGCGGCGTCTCTGGGCGTCTCCTACGAGGAACTGACGCGGGACTATTCCAACACGAACTATTCGAGCGCCAAGGCTGCCATGGCCGGGACGCGCAAGCACATGCAGTCGAAGAAGAAGAACACGGCGGATGCTTTCGCCAACCACGTCTTCCGGCTGTGGCTTGAGGAAGCCGTGAACAAGGACCGGCTCGAAACCTTCCGCGCGTCCGAGGCGGCGAAACTCTACACGGACGGCCACCTGAACCTGATGTTCGACGCGCTCGCGAAGTGCGACTGGATCGGCGCGGGCCGCGATCAGATTGACGAACTGAAGGAGACGCAGGCGGCGGTCCTTCGGATCAAGTACGGCCTGTCCACCCACGAGGACGAACTCGCCCGGCTGGGCAAGGACTGGCGCAAGGTGTACCCCCAGCTTGAGCGCGAGACGAAAGAGCGCGAGGCCCGAGGGATCGTGCTCATGGAAGACAACAGCGTGAACGCCGCCAGCGGTGCGCCGCGCCAGCAGGAACAGGACGGGACGGATAGCGATGACGACGAGTGATAACGCCTTTATGGAAGCGTTCAGCGCGAACGCCCTCCTGATCGACGCGGAACAGGTCGGCATGGTCAACGCCAGCCTGAAGATGCTGACCGAAAGCGAGGACGGGGCCAAGCTGCTGTCCGCGCCCATGGCCTCGGGTAGCTTCTGGGACCCCTACGGCGACGGCTCGGGCCACGCCTTCCGGCCCTACAACGTCCAGAACGGGACGCTGCTGATCCCCGTTCAGGGGGTTCTCCTGAACAAGTTCAGCTTCTCGTTCGGTCGCTGGGCCACGGGCTACGACTACATCGAGCAGGCCCTCATTCGGGGCATGGCCGATTCCAATGTTCAGCGGGTCGCTTTGGTAGTGGACAGCCCCGGCGGTGAGGTGGCAGGCTGCTTCGAGTTGGCAGATAAGGTTCATGCAGCCCGTGGCGAAAAACCGATCCGTGCGTTCGCGTCCGATCACGCTTACTCGGCAGCCTATGCGCTGGCGTCGTCCGCATCCGAACTCGTTGTCAGCCGCTCGGGCGGAACTGGTTCGGTCGGCGTCGTCACTTCGCACATGGACGTTTCGGAAGCCCTCGCCAAACAGGGGATCAAGGTGACGTTCATCTACGCTGGCGACCACAAGGTTGACGGCAACCCCTATCAGAAGTTGCCTGATTCGGTGAAAGCCCGTATTCAGGACAGAATCGACCGTATCTATGGGGTCTTCACTTCGTCGGTTGCGCGCAACCGGGATATGGACGAAAAAGCGGTTCGGGATACTGAGGCGCTGACCTTCGATGCGACGGACTCGGTGGCGAACGGTTTCGCCGATCGGATCGGAGCACTGAACGAGGAACTGGTCGCGTTCTCGGGAGAGACGACCACCACTGAAAAGGACGAATTGGCTATGGCCGACTACACCCAAGAGCAACTGGATAGCGCGGTCGCCACGGCCCGCGCCGAAGCCACCGCCGAAGCGACCGCCGCTGCGGCGACTGCCGAGCGTCAGCGCATCTCGGCGATCCTCAATTCGGACGAAGGCAAGGCCCGCCCGGTCGCCGCCCTGTCCACCGCCATGAAGACCGGCATGTCTGCCGAGGACGCCGTGGCCTTCCTGAGCGATCTTCCCGAGGAGAAGGCCGAGGCGAAGACCACCGAAGCCCCGGCTGCCAAGGGCAAGACCCCGTTCGACTCCACGATGGACGCCTCGGGCAACCCGAAGGTCGGCGCGACGCTCACCTCGGACGACGACGAGGAGGACGATCTCGATGACGACGACAAGGCCACGGCCAGCATCGTCGGCGCGATGCGCGGCTATCGCGGCATCAAGAAGTAACCCCGCCGCTCGGCGAAACTGAAAACAGGAGGGGCACATGCCCGACAATACCATCCCCCGTGGGAAGCCCGGCATCGCCGAGTTCTCGTCCGAGACTTGGGGCAACGCGAAGGAGTTCCGTCTTCAGGATACCCCGCCGCTGGCCGTGAAAAGCTACACGATCACCGCTGGCGGTTCGGACCTCGACCTGCCGCTCTACTCGGTCGTCTCGACTTCGGGCCTCGCGACCCGCACCGGCAACAACGCGATCGGCATCCTTCCGATGCCCCTGAGCATCCCGGCGGGCCAGTCGCTCACCGTGGACGTGATCGTCGCCGGTCACTACGACTACGAGGCGCTGGTCTTCGATGCCAGCTACGTCACCGACGCGCAGAAGAAAGCCGCGTTCGACGGTCGCCCGGCCCCGGTGAACATCATCCTCGGGACCAACCCCTACAACAGCGACGGTGTGCTGGCCTAACGGCCAGACCGCCCATCGCCCGGCAGGCAAGCAAGGAAAACTGAAATGCCCGATAATTCGATCTACAGCACTCGCGCTCTGCTTGGTGCGATGTACGACACCGACGTTTCGACGCCGCCGTCCGACTACTGGCTGTCGCTCTGCTTTCCGCAGCAGATCAACTTCGATGAGGAGTTCGTGGACTTCTCGAAGCTGACCTCGCAGCGCAAGCTGGCCCCGCTGGTCGTTCCGACCACGCAGGGTAAGCCGATGTATTCGGCTGCCGAGGAGCGGGTGCAGGTCAAGCCCGCCTACGTGAAGCCCAAGGATGCCGTGAGCGCCAGCCGCGTCATCAAGAAGGTGGCGGGCCACGGCGAACTGAACGCCCAGCCTGCGAAGTCGCCCCAAGCGCGCTACAACCTGCTGGTGGCCGACATTCTGGCCGAGCACCGCCGGGGCATCATGCGCCGCTGGGAGTGGCTTGCGTCCGAGGCCGTGCAGCATGGCCGCGTGACCCTCGTGGGCGAGGGCTACCCGGAGACGGTCGTGGACTTCAAGCGCGACCCCTCGCACACCATCTCCCTGACCGGCGCGGCGCGCTGGGGCCAGCCGGGCGTCTCGATCATCAAGGACATCGAGTCGTGGAAGTCGCGCACCCGCAAAGCCAAGTTCGGCGGGCCGACCAACCGCCTGACCGTGGGTGCCGATGCGTGGGACATCATGCGCAACGACTCCGAACTGCGCGAGGCGATGAAGACCGACTACAAGCCCGGCGCGTTCAACGGGCTTGAGATGAACCTCGGCGTCACCGAAGGGCTTGACGTGGAGTGGGTCGGTCGCGTGAGCGGCACCACCGACATCTACGTCTATTCGGACTACTACCAGTCCGAGGACGGCACGATGGTCGAGTTCATGGACCCCCGCGATGTCGTGCTCACCGGCCCGTCCATCAACGGCATCCGCTGCTTCGGCGCGATTCAGG